CAGATGGTACATGGAGTATTGATGTAGGTAATCTGGATGCAGACAACAAGGCTCTCGCAGAAAAAGATGGTCTTGCTATAAAGAATAAAGGTGATGACAGAGGAGACTTTGTTAGCATCAAACGAAACGTCAAAAGAAAAGATGGTAACTTAAATAGTGCACCGGAAGTTCTTGATGCTCAGAAGAGAACCATGATGAATACATTAGTTGGTAATGGTTCAAAGGTAAACGTATTATACACCACATACGAGTGGAAGTATAAAGGTAGGTCTGGTGTTTCTGCTGACCTGAAGAAGATACAGGTTGTAGATTTAGTACCATATCAAGGTGATTCAGATGATGCCTTTGATGTTGTACCTGATGGATACTCTGCTGAGGCAGACGAAAAAATTCCTTTTGCCTCTTAATTAAAAGGATAGTGGGAGTTCCGGCTAAAACCTCCATTCGGTAATCAGCGAGGTCTCCCACGTTTTATTTATGAAAAAAATAGATACTATAGTAGAAGATATATACAATTTATTCGAAAAAAAGAATGAAGAACTAACTGAAAAAGAAGTAGATAAATGTATAGATGACTTTGCTAATTCGGTTAAGATACATGTAAAAGATTTTTTAAAGCAGATGCCTCATGAAAAACCAAGATTAAGGTTATCAACAATAGGCAAACCAGATAGACAGCTATGGTATGATTTTAAAAATACAGAGATAGTTCCTATAGCACCTAGCACTAGAATTAAATTCTTGTATGGATATATATTAGAAGAATTATTAATTATGCTTGCTTCTATTGCAGGACATAAAGTTTCACAGCAACAGAAACAAGTTAAACTAGAAGGAGTTGTGGGACACCAGGACTGTATGATTGATGGCACATTAGTTGATTGTAAGAGTGCATCTGGTAGAGGCTTTACTAAATTTAAATATAATAACTTATCCAGTGATGACCCATTCGGTTACATATCACAGATATCAGCATATGCAGAGGCCAATGGTGTTGATGAGGCTGGTTTTTTAGTTATTAATAAATCAACAGGAGAAATATGTTATACCAAAGTACATTCGTTGGAGATGATAAATGCTAAGAAGAGAATACAACATCTTAAAAAAGTTGTGTCATCTACCAATATACCTGATAAATGCTATTCTGATATTCCTGATGGCAAGTCTGGTAATTATAAGCTTGACGTTGGTTGTATCTATTGTCATTATAAGCATGATTGTTGGAGTGATGCTAATGATGGTAAAGGACTTCGTGCTTTTCAGTATTCAACCGGTAAGAGATATCTTACTAAAGTTGAGAAAGAACCAAACGTAGACGAAGTACATGAAAAAAGAACATGACATAATACAAATTGAAAATGCTTTTTATTCTGAACCTTACAATTCAGAGAAGAGATTATTTATTGCTGTGATATTACAAGCATTGTTAGATGTATCTAAAAAACCTATCACAACATATGATAAAGTAAATAAACAAAAAGCAGAGGCATGGTTCTTTGCAGACGTAGGAGTAACATGTGAAAATTTTGAAACAGTATGCGACATGGCTGGAGTAGATTCAAATAAAACCAGGTCATTCGCATACAAAGTTATTAATACAAAAAACAACAAGTATTTAAGAAATAGAATTAGGAGTGTGTTAAGAGGTGAAGATGAGTAAGGATAAAAAAGACTTGACATATGAACAGAACTTTGATAAACTATATGCTGATATGATATATTATGAGGAGCAAGCAAAAATGGGAATGATGGATGAAGCAATAAAAGAAACTGTTAAGGATACAGGTTTCAAAAAGACAGACATAAAAAAGAAAGCAATACAAGCTACATTAAAACAAGTAGGTGGTAGTCATTACAAAGATTGTAAGATACAACCTGTGGAATATATTGTAGGTAATGATTTAACTTTTCTTGAAGGTAATATAATTAAATATGTTACAAGACATAGAAGAAAAGGTGAAGGCAAAAAAGATATTGAGAAAGTAATACACTATGCAGAAATGATTTTAGAAATGGAGTACAAGAATGAATAACTACTTACCAACCGAATACCAAAGTTTTATACATTTATCTAGATATTCTAGGTGGTTGCCTGAAGAAGGTAGAAGAGAGACATGGATTGAAACAGTAACACGACTAACAAACTTTATGCAGTATCATTTAAAGAAAAATTTAAATGTAGAAATAGAAAGTGAAACATGGAGAAAGATAGAAGATTATATCACTGGTCTTTCTGTGATGCCTTCTATGAGAGCATTGATGACTGCAGGCACAGCACTAGAAAGAGAAAACATTGCTGGATATAATTGTTCTTATATTCCTATTGATAATCCAAAAGCATTTGATGAAATACTTTATATCTTAATGAATGGTACAGGTGTAGGTTTTTCTGTTGAGAGAGAAAATGTAAACAAACTTCCTACTATACCAGACAGAGAATTTGAAAAGACAGATGATGTTGTAGCTGTTGCTGATTCTAAAGAAGGATGGGCAAGAGGATTTAAAGATTTAATATCTTATTTATATACAAATAGAATACCAAAAATAGATGTGAATAAAATAAGACCTGCTGGACAAAGGTTAAAAACATTTGGTGGTAGAGCTAGTGGGCCTCAACCTTTAATTAATTTATTTGATTTTGTTATTGAAAAGTTTAAAGGTGCTAGAGGTAGAAAGTTAAACACTATGGAGTGTCATGATATTGCGTGTAAGACTGGTGAAGTTGTGGTTGTAGGTGGTGTGCGTAGGTCTGCTCTTATATCTTTGAGTAATTTATCAGACCAAAGATTAAGAGTTGCAAAGTCTGGTGCTTGGTGGGACACAAATCCTGAAAGAGCACTAGCAAATAACTCTGTTGTATATACTGAAAAGCCTGATGCAGGTATTTTCATGAAGGAGTGGTTGGCCTTATATGAAAGTAAGTCTGGCGAAAGAGGTATATTCAACAGAGTATCAGCACAAGAAAAAGCTAGAGAGAATGGTAGACGTAATGGTGACCATCCTTTTGGCACTAATCCTTGTAGTGAAATAATACTAAGACCTAATCAGTTTTGTAATCTTACAGAGGTAGTAGTAAGACCTATGGATACTGAAGCTACACTACATGATAAAATAGAAGTGGCTACAATACTAGGAACAATGCAAGCTACACTTACAGACTTTGGGTATCTAAGAAAGAGATGGCAACAGAACACAGAAGAAGAAAGATTATTAGGTGTATCTCTTACAGGTATTATGGATAATTCTATTATCAATAGACAAAGAGCAAAACTACCAGAGATATTACAAAGCATGAGAAACAAAGCTGTCGTAACAAATAAAGAGTGGGCAGATAAATTAGGTATACCACAATCAACAGCTATTACATGTGTCAAACCTTCTGGTACAGTTAGTCAATTAGTTGACTCTGCTAGTGGTATTCATGCTAGACATAATCCTTATTATATTCGTACAGTTAGAGGTGATAATAAAGACCCACTAACAGAGTTTATGAAAGAACAAGGTATACCAAATGAACCAGATGTAATGAAGCCTGACCATACTACAGTGTTTTCTTTTCCTATGAGTTGTTCTGATACTGCTATATATAGAAATGATATGTCAGCTATTGAACAGTTAGAAATATGGAAGTGTTATGCACAGCATTGGTGTGAACATAAACCATCTGTAACTATATCTGTAAAAGAAAATGAGTGGGTGAATGTAGGTAATTGGTGTTGGGATAATTTTGATTATCTTTCTGGTGTATCTTTCTTACCTTTCTCAGACCATACGTATCAGCAAGCACCTTATCAAGATATAGATAAAGAGCAGTATGAATCTTTACAATCTAAGATGCCTGCAAAAATTGATTGGACTAAGTTACAGGACTTTGAAAAGGAAGATAATACAAGAGGTTCACAGGAGTTGGCATGTACTGCAGGTTCTTGTGAGTTAGTAGATATTTAATTTTTTTGTTGCATTATTATACAAAATGTGGTATAATAGTATTATAAAGTGCCAATATGGACTTTAATTTTAACTTGCTTATTTAAGGAGAATAAAATGGTAACATTTAATTTAGATAATATTACTAGACAAGCTATTGGTTTTGATAACTTGTTTAATTCAATGTTAAGTGATAACGTGGGTGATATTGGATATCCACCATATAACTTAATTAAAGAAGGAGAAGACATATATCTTTTACAATTTGCATTAGCCGGTTTTAAAGATAGAGAACTGGATGTGCAAGTAAAAGAAAATAAATTAACAATCAAAGGAGAGTCTTCTGATAAAGAAGATGAACTAGAGTATCTACATAGAGGTATTGGTAAAAGATTTTTTGAAAGACAATTTGTTCTTGCTGATACATTACATGTAGAAGGTTGTACTTTTCTTCGTGGTATTTTAGAAATAAAACTAAAACAAATTATACCTGAAGAACAGAAACCAAGAAAGATAGAAATAAAATAAGGAGCATGGCAGGGATTCATTAGAGTCTCTGCCTATTTTTTTTATGAGAAAAGCAACAATAGGTGCAGGGAAGAAACTAAAAAACTTTTTTAAGAAGGTTACTTCTATAGGAAAATCTCTTAGAAGTAGACCAAAGAATAAACATAAACGTAGAAATTTTAAAAAATATAGAGGACAGGGTAAATGAAAATACTATTAATATTACTGGTTAGTTTACTAACTATTCAAATAAAAGCAGATGCATGGTTTGATTCTGTGGGATACAGATATTATCATGATATGGATAATGAACGACATGGTTCTAAGTTTAGAAGTTATGCTACAAAAAAATTATCTAACAGTGATAGATTAAAAGTAGCATATGAAAGAAAAAGAAGTGGCAGAGGGTATGAATCTGGCACATGGTTTATAGATTACGAATGGAAGTTTTAATATGAATACAAAAATTAGAAATGATATGGATACAGTATACATAGGTTATGACCCTAGAGAACATGCAGCCTATGAAGTTTTAAAGTTCTCTATAGAAATAAGAGCTAAAAATCCTGTAAGAATTGTACCTCTAAAAAAAGATGCATTAATTAAAAATGG